AAAGGGTCAATTCTCTTTTTTGAATTTAGATAAGTCGGAAGACATTACTAAGGGGATTCACGGAGCTAAAGCCAATTACATCTATCCTATCATATCAACTACTAATTACATGGATAGCCATTAATTCGGTAGTTACTTTACCGTAAACGGCAATTTTACCCACTGGCATTGTCTTCTCTTTGTAAAGAACAGATAATTGCGTTTTGGTATCTCCTTCACCGATAAAGATTGGGTTACCTTGTGCATCTTCTTCTTCAACCCAAAGAGCGTGCTTTGGCTTTGGCGGTTGATAATGCCAACGAGTTTGACGTATTAAACGCAATGGCTTTGCAGGTTGAGATTGCTAACGGTATTCCAACAGCGGTGTTTGTACACCCGAGCACAATAGCGAAAATGAAAACTTTGAAGTCAAGCTCAAACGAGCCGCTTTACAAGCAATACACAGATTTCGCTGGTGACATGGTTATCTATGGCATGAGGGTAATAGCAACAACAGCGGTAACTGCTGGAGAGTTTATCGGAGGTGACACTTCAGTGGCAAACGTTTTGTTTAGAGAAGGTCTTTCAATTCAGATAGGCATGGATGGCAACGACTTTACGCAAAACAAGAAAACTATTCTTGTTGAGCAAAGATTGGTACAATTTGTATCTGCAAACGATACGCCAGTAATTGTAAAAGGTGTATTTAGCACCGCAAAAGCTGCACTCGAAACTGCTTAATCATAACACAAGGGGAGGATTAATTTCCTCCCTTTTTTAAAATTTAAAATATGTTTGAAGTAAAAAAAGAATTTAACGGTCATAAGGTAGGAGATATAGTTAATTTTAAATACCATATTGCTATAGATTTAATAGCATCAGGTTTTATTATCCAAGCAGAAAAAGTAGTCACAAAAGAAAGAAAGCTAACGAAATGACAAGGACAATATTAAATAGTTGTACACAAACCGAAACAGGCAACGAACTTATTACTTTGAGTGAGGTTAAATCTTACTTAGGCATAAGTACTTCGGTTCATGATACACTGTTAGCAATATTGTTGGAATCAGGAAGGCAAGAAGTTGGTTTATACATTAAACAGGCATTAGTAACCACGAACGTAGAGGCTCAATTCGAAAGCGTAAATGAATATTTTAACTTACCAGTTATACCGTTACAAGGAAGTATTACAGTCGTTGATATGGACAATGCATCGGTTTCTTTTACTGTAGGCGGAGGAAATAATCCAAAGGTTAAGTTAACATCAGAGGATCCAATCAAAGTGACATACACAGCAGGTTATGCAAGTTTGAGTGATAACCTTAAAATGATAGTCATAAAGAAGGTAGGAGAGGATTTCGAGTTTAGAACAGGCATAACATTAACGACAAGCAATTTACTCCCAAACAACTGGAGAGAATCGGCTTTAAAATATAGAAGTTCATGGCTGATGTAGTTTTAAACTTTGGAGACCTTAGAGACCAAATCGGATTTTATACTGTAACACCAACGGCAGACGGTGGCGGAGGTTATACCAGCACAAAAACTTTGTCTTTTGAAATATTGGCTAAGATAGTACCTAATGGCAGGGCTAAGATTGATGGTCAAGGAATACAGATATTTCAAGAAGTGTTTGATGTTTGGATTAGGAACGAGGTAACGATTAACGATACTATGCTGGTTAGATACAATTCTAAGGATTACAGAATATTATTCGTTGAAAACGTTGAAAATAGAAATAAGATTTTAAAACTTAGAATTGCAACAAAATGAAAGTAACAGCACTGAAAAATATTGATTCATTGAAATATGGTCTTGTGGGTCAAGGAGAAGAAAAAGAAGTGGATGAGGAAATAGCATTAATTTGGATTAAACATGGTTTAGCACATGGCACAGATAACAGTGAAGGGGATGCAGGCACTAAAGGCAAAACTAAGAAATCTTGACGCTCAAGTAACCACAAGGACTAAGTTTGCTGTTGCTAAAGCTACTCAAAACATACAACTAAAAGCTGTTTTAATCGTTCCGGTAAAAAAGGGAAAACTAAAACAAAGCATAAAATCAAAATATGATAAAGGCGGATTGATAGGCAGAATTTCAGCGACAGAAGATTATGCACCTTATGTAGAGTTTGGAACAGGGCAGTTTGTAAAAGTTCCGAAAGGTTTTGATGAAATGGCGATGAGTTTTTTTGTTAATGGCAAAGGTAAAATGAAACCAAGACCTTTTTTGATTCCAAGCTGGGCAAGTGAAGTGCCAATTTTTAAAGCAGATTTAAAAAAGATAATTAAAGATTTGAAGTTATGAAATGGGCAGGATATGAATTACGGAAAGCTTACGTCACAGCGATAGGAAATTCCATAACAAGTTCGGGACAAGTTGTAAAAGTTTACGACATGGAAGCACCGATTAATTCACCAAGACCATTTATAATTTTAGGTTCATACGTTCAGACTGAAGACCAAAACACAAAGGACAATTTTGGAGGAACTGCAACGTTAAATATTGAAGTTAACACAGAGGTTATTCCAACGTATGGAGGCAGGAAACAAGCGGACGATATATTAAACGCAGTTTTAACAATCGTTAATCCAAGCAGAGACACAATTAATTTAACAAGTACAATATTTAATTTTGTCAGTTTAGAATTAAGTGGTAGTTTTGATGGGTTCAATGATGGTAATAGTGAAACGAATTACAGGACAGTAGCAATTTTGCAACATAAATTTTTTGAAAAATAATATAATACAATGCCAAGCGGAAAATTTAACGGGAAAGACATGAAGGTTTACACCGTTTCAGGTGGAACAGAAACCTTAATAACGGATACAGATTCGAGTGAAATTAGTTTCACGATGTCGCCAATAGACACTACAACCAAAGATTCAAACGGTTGGAGAGAAGTAATAGCTGGATTAAAAGAAGGTTCTATTTCAATTAGTGGAATGGTAAATTATTCAGGTACTAACCAAGTGGATCAACTGGTAGATGCTTTGGTTAATGGTACACAGTTAACTGTTAAGTTTAAGACCACAACCACAGGAGATACAACTTATCAATGGGCATGCTTTGTTACAAGTGTACCTTTGACATTTGGACAGGATGAAGCAGCGACATTTACTTGTGATTTAACTCCAACAGGAAGTCCGACTATTTCAACAGTAGCAGCATAATATGAAGGGATTAGTAGAGTTCAAAAATAGCGAGGGAGAAGTTAAACTGACGTGCCTATTTGGCATGATGGCAATTATGGATTTTTGCGAAGACAGGAAATTGTCATTTAGTCAATTTGAGGAATCTTTGCGAGACAATACAGACACGATTCAATTAATGAAAAATTTCATGTCATTGATTTATTTTGCTGCAATTAATTATTCGGTTTATAAGAAAGAAGAATATACTTTGTCGCAAAAGGAAACGTTTTTGTTAATTGACGTGGAAGGGCTTTTAAACGAAAGCAATATTGCAATTATGACTACGGCTTTATTTTCAGGTTTCGCAAAAGTTGAACAAAAAAAAACAAAGGTGAAAGCATAAGAGAAAGTCACTTTGACATTTTATTATTTTGTTACGGGGAACTCGGACTAAAAGGAAGTGAAATAATTGAGCTTACTTTGTTCGAGTTCTTTATGCTTAGAGAGGGTTATAACAGAAGAGAGGAATTAAAATGGGTGCATACAAGGGAATTAATGACGATGATTAATAATACAAGCATGGGATGTAAACCAATAACACCTGAAAAGATTAAACCTTTAAATTTAGATAGCAGAATCCAACATAATGAAAGTGCAAGTATTGATTTATTTAAAAACATGGTAAAATAATGGCGGCAGATTTAGAAGTTAGTATCGGCGTAGATGTTGATGAGTTAAATAATGGCTTAAATTCAGCAAGCAAAAAATTTGAAGAGTTTGGTAAAAAAATGACCAGCATAGGCTCGGCAATGTCATTGGCGATTACCACACCTTTGCTTTTGATTGGCAAGCAAAAGATTAAGGTAGCTTCCGATTCACAAGAAGCTACTAATAAGGTCGAGGTTGCTTTTGGCAAATCAGCGGATGCGGTAAAAGAAGTTGCAAGTACATCATTAACTCAATTCGGTATCGCTAAAGGTTCAGCAATGGACATGGCTTCGACTTATGGAGATATGTCGACTTCTATGGGTCTAACGCAAGAACAAGCCGCAAGTTTATCGACTTCTTTAGTAGGCTTAGCTGCAG